CAGGGACGCTGCCTGGGCCTTTGCCAGGGACGCTGCCGGGACCGCTGCCTGGGCCGCTGCCAGGGACGCTAACGCGAAGATCATCACCGCTTTAGCTCGCCTTTGACATTCTCAGGGGGCGGGGGATATCTTCCTCGCCCCCAATTTGCTTCCGAGGGCACCATGAAAATCGCAATGCTAATGGCCACGCGCGGGCGACCGCAGCAGGCTACGGCCATCGTTGAAATGGCTCACATGCTCGAAAGCGGCAAGCATCAGGTAAGCTACCACATCGCTTACGACTACGATGACGACCACATCGCCGATTTTAATACTGGGGCCACTCTGCATCCTGGCCCGCGTCCCGTCTCCCCCGCCGAGTGCTGGAACCGCCTGGCCCGCGAGGTTGAGGCCGACGCCTATCTCATCAACGCTGATGACCACGTAATTGCGACCGATTGCTGGGACCAGAAAGTAGAGGATTATCTTGACACGTTCACCCCAAAAGCCGCTGGCCTGTTCTGCCTCAACGACACCGCAAACCCAGGCTGTGCCACCTTGTTCGTTTTGTCTAACGGCTGGCTCGACGCAATGGATAGAGAAGTATTTTCTGAGCACTACCCATTCTGGTTCGCAGACTTGGGCCTGTCTGAAGTGTGGCACTACGTGGCAGGTTCCCCTACACGCCTAGCCAACGACATCCTGGCTGTAGGCAAGGCTGGTCAATACAATCCACGCATACGCGACTTGGAGTTCTGGTGGGACTTCCACATGCGCACTCGCCCGGAGCGTCTGGCCAAGGCAGCGTGCGTGCGCAGTAAGCTCGGACTGCCGGAGCCCACCAACCTTGCGCAGATGGTCGAACACTTTGAATACAACGACACCGAGAGCAAGAAGCTACAGCCTCGCATCATGGCTCGTGTACCGCCGCGAGAGCCGGACGAGCGCTACCTTGAAGCCTACCGCCGTGCTCAGGATCATATCGTCAAATGACGCCTTTGCATATGCAGGCCCGTGCTCTGGCCGAGGCGGGAATACCCGTTTTCCCCTGCGCACCGGACGCCAAGCATCCTGCCGTGGCCAACGGTATGTACGAAGCTACGACGGACTTGGAAGTAATTGATGAGTGGTGGAACCGTGACGACTTCAACATTGGTGTTCGCCCCGACACTGTTGGTTGGGCTGTGGTTGATATTGACCCCGGTGGGGATGGTCACTGGAATACTCTGGCTAACGATAGTGGGGGTCATGGACCTACATACGAAGTCCAAACGCCGCGTGACGGTCGTCATTTGTATTTCGTCGGCAGCGTACCTTCTACTGTTGGCAAGCTTGCTTCTCATGTAGACACGCGCGGCAAAGGCGGATACGTTTTAGTTCCTCCGAGTGTTGTTGGCGGTAAACCTTATCAGGTGCTGCATGACAGAGACATTGTTGAGCTACCGCGATGGATTGCGGATCGTATTGCGCAATCAGATGGCCAACGCAAACTTAGCGTTGGAGAACTCGATACCCCCACCGGATTGGCTCGCGGAGAGAGTTACCTACGCAGTCTGTTACGCAGAGGGGCAGTTGCAATCTCTGGAGCCGGAGGAAATGCTTTCACTTATCAAGTTTTTGCGCAACTTAGAGATTTGGGTGTCAGCCGAGAGAAGTCCCTCGGGCTCCTGCTAGCCGACGACGGCTGGAACGCTGGCTGTCGGCCGCCATGGAGCGAGGAAGAATTAGAGACGATTGGCAATAACGCTTGGCAGTATGCCCAGAACGAGCCTGCCAACGTAGATAATCGTAGTGCGGCCGAAGTGTTCGGAACCAATGAGGCGTTCCGCGAAGCCCTGGCCAAGACGGAGAAAGCCAAATCACGTTATCGCTTGATGAGCGCGGAGGATTTTGACAATGAGCCCGAGCCTACGTGGATTGTCCAAAATCTCATACCGGCAGATAGCACTGTCCTGTGGATTGGACCATCCCAGGCTTTCAAGTCCTTCCTCCTGCTTGATGTGTTTCTTGGCGTTGCATCCGGCACGCAAACGTTTGGTCATACACCGAGCAAGGGATGCGTTCTTTATGGCGCTTTGGAGGATTTGCGTAACGTTGGTAAGACACGAAGACGTGCATGGCAGACAGCTAAGGGTCTATCTTCAGATAAACTTGAGAACTTCCGCGCGAGCATGGTGCCTTATGTTCAAGAGGTACACGGCGAGGTCGACGAATGGTGCCAGGAGATTTCCAGTTGGCTTGGCGATAGAAAGCTCGCGCTCCTGGCCATCGACACGGCCGGTAAAGTATTGGGAGGATTGAGTGAAAACGATAGTACGAGCGTCCGTCTTTTTGGACGGTTCTGTGACACTCTACGCGAACGGTTTGGTTGCTCGGTTGTTGCCGTACACCATTCAGGCAAGGACAGTGAGAGAGGCGCTAGAGGGTCTAGCGCGTGGCTTGCAGATTTTGATAGCGTCATCGAAACCATCCGGCCCGACAAAACCCAACTCAGCGCGGAAGTCATCGTCCGCAAGCACAAAAACGCCGCAGACGGAGCGCGCTGGTTGTTTAAAGGACGTAACTTCGCGGGCAGCCTCGTCTTTGAACCATCAACCACCGACGAATACCGTCAGGTTGTGGAGCAAGCGGATGCGTTCGCTTCGTCCAAAGTCGCCAAAATTCTAGTCGAACGCGGGTGCAGGAGCCGGGACAGTGCATTGATTTCGGCCACGCTGTTTACGGCTCTTGGCGGCCCGCTTGGCGACGAAAAAGGCGTGAAGGCGCTGGAGAAGCTTGCGAAGACCAAGCTGCGCCCGTATTGTACCGAGGAAGATGGCGTAACGTGGTGGTGGCTACCGGAGGCTGGCCGTGAGGATTAAGCTTGTCGATACCAGCCTCCAGCGCATCCAGGATACCATCTTGGCCATCAAGAAAGAATGCTTTCCGTGGGAAGACGGCTGGCGCGAGTGGCATGGCGATTGGTGGCTAGCCTATGATCCTATGCCGGTCGCCTTCTGTGGGCTCCAGGCCAGCATCAGGCAGGAAGGCGTAGGCTATCTGGCCCTGGCCGGGGTATGCGCCCACGCTCGCGGCAAGGGCCTACAGCGGCGCATGATACGGCTCCGCGAGCGCGAGGCACTCAAGAAGGGCTGGACCATGCTCATAACGGACACCCGGCCCACCAATGCGCCTTCGATGAACAATTTGATCAAGTGCGGCTTTCGTCCCTATACGCCAGCATTCCCTTGGTCGGAGCACAAAGAATGGGTCTACTGGCGCAAGTTCATTGTAAGGGGGGTAGCATGATTGTAGATATGTGCATTGCTATGTCACCCTACGCCGTGATGTTTGTTATTCTGATTGTCACAGCTTTGGAGGACAGATGATGTTTATCCTTGGCGTTTTCGTCGGTGTCGCTATAATGTTCGTGGTCGTACGGACCTGTTCATGAACGACATTGTGACGTTGTTTTTGTTTCTGTGCCTGTTCATCATGGCGTTGCCGTTTCTTCTTGATTAGCTGGAGGGCTATCATTCAACTCGATTTCAACCCAGCGAACGGGGCGTACATCCTGCGCGTGCCTCGCAACAAGCGGGACCTGGTAAAGTCGCTGGTGCGCGAGCATGGCATGGACTTCTCTACGTCGGCCAGTACGCCATCCATGGCCGTGCTGTTCACCAAGGAACCGTACTGCGCAGCGTCGTTTGCCGAGCACGCCACCGAGCGCGCCAGGGCCAGCATGAAAGGCATCTTAGATGAAATTCAACTATCCTGGGCATCAACTTCTGGCTCTCACTATTGGGAGCCGCCCGATCATGAACTTTGGCCTTTTCAGAGGGCAGACTTGGACTATGTCCTACGGCGTAAACACACATTGGTCGGCGATCAACCTGGGCTGGGGAAAACGCCAGTGGGTATTTGCGCTGCAAACGAGATGGGCGCAAAACATGTTCTGGTCATCTGTCCGGCAAACATTCGCAGGCAATGGGCGCGTCGCATTCGGGAGTGGTCGCGGAAGTCCTTTGAGCATGGGTTTAATTGTATCGTCCATACGATATCATCCGGACGACGCGGGGTTGCACCAACAGACGATACGTACCCCGCGACTTGGAATATCGTTTCCTATGACCTTGCCCGCACGCCAGCGATAGGGTCAGCATTAGCGAGGCAGCACTATGACTTACTCATCCTCGATGAAGCGCACTACCTCAAAACGATTGACGCCAAGCGAACGCGCGCTGTCTTTGGAGGCGGGGAAGATCGCAAATTCAGCGCGATTGCTTCACGTTGCGGTGCAGTCTTGGCACTCACGGGTACCCCACTCCCTAACAGACCCCGAGAGGCATACACTCTCGCACGCGGGCTTTGCTTTGATGCAATTGATTGGCTTTCTGAGGACGCATTCTCCGAGCGGTTCAACCCGTCCGTCGTCATCGAAGGCGAAAGGGCGGACGGTTCGGCGTACCGCTACGTAGACGAAAGGAGTGGCCGACATGGAGAACTGCAAAACCGCCTTCGCGCGAATTTCATGGTGCGCCATCTCAAATGGGAAGTCATGTCTCAACTCCAGTTGCCCGCATACGATCTTATCCAAGTCGAGGAAACTGGTGCAGTCAAACAGGCACTTGCCGCCGAACGAATGCTTGACATTGATCCGGACACTCTGGAGGGAGCAAATGCCGCCATCCTCGGACATGTTGCCGTCGTGCGTCATCAGATGGGCTTGGCCATCGCTCCCCAAGTCGTGGACTACGTGAACATGCTCATGGATGGCGGCGAGGAAAAACTTACCATCTTCGGCTGGCACATCGACGTGCTGGACATCTTACAGAAAGGATTGGCTCGCCATGGTGTTGTACGAATTGATGGGCGTGACAGCGGAGCTAGCAAAGAGGCTAAGGTCCAACGCTTTGTCAGAGACAGAAGTGTTGGAATATGCCTTGGCAATATCCAAGCTATGGGAATTGGAACAGACGGACTTCAGGAGGTCTCAAGCCACGCGCTCATTGTTGAACCGGATTGGGTTCCAGGGAATAACCAGCAAGCGGCTGATAGACTTGATAGAGGCGGACAACGCGGAAAGGTCCAAGTAGACCTGTTCGTTGCGCCTGGCTCCATAGCCGAGCGCATCCTGGCGTCGTCGCTCAAGAAGGGCCAGACTACCCACAAGGCCCTGGATGCCAGGGGCGAATTCGCAATTTAATTTCAACCTTTTCGGTTGTCCTACAAAATGGTTTTGTAGGATACTTCTCTCAACGGAGGACTATATGACACAGATTTGCGGCGGCAAGATTTCATTCACGGACGGCGTCAAGTCGCCGGTCGAATACGCACCACCCAAGAAGGCGGAAGTTGAAATCACTTTCTCCGTTGACGCGGGCGAAGACCATAGCGCGGTGCTGGACCAGGTAATGTCGCTCGTGAGGCTCAAGGTCTCCGAGTTGCTTGACCAAACGCCATCCATCATCAAGGCTCCGTCCAAGCCGCCCGCGCCGAAGGTGGAACCCAAGCAAGAACACGCCAAGTCGGACAAGATCATCGCGGCGGAGGCTGCGCTCGTGGAGGGTAAGCGACCGGAGGATACACGGGTTGCCGACTTGAGCGCAGCCGACGCGGACGACGCTCGCGACATGGACGCGAACCTGGACTTGGAAGCCGCGCCCAAGGAGTACACCGACACCGACTTGAACAAGGCGTGCGGCGAAGCGGTCAAGCGCCTTGGTGGCAATCTGCCGGTGCGCAAGCTGGTGGGCGAGTATGCTCCGCGTATCTCGGCTATCCCGCAGGAGAAGCGTGGCGCGTTCCTCAAGGAACTTGCTGCGCTCAAGTGAAGCTCGCGTACTACAAATGCCTGGCCTGTGGTTGCGAATGGACGCAATCACCCCGGCCCACTCAGTGTCCAGAGTGCCAGCAGTTTAACCGCATCCATTGGGTGAACTATGACCGAGAATTTGCCAGCCCACAGTCCGCTAGGAGCCAGCAGCGCGGAACGGTGGATGAACTGTCCGGGCAGCATAAGCCTGGTCAAGACCCTGAACCTGGTAAGCGAAGAAAGTGACTTCGCTGCGGAGGGTACGCTGGCCCACAGCGTGTGTGCGCAATGCCTGGAGGACAAGACCGATGCCTGGGAAAAGGTTGACGAAAAAATCTCGCCGGAAATGGCTGAAGCAGTCCAAGTATACTTGGACGTTACTCGACCCCTCATGGCCAAGGCAGCAGGCGTCCGCATCGAAAAGAAGTTCCATCGGCCGGACATCCATGAACAATACTACGGAACAGCCGATTTGGCCTGCTACATGGCAGTCGAAAAGCTCCTGGACGTAACGGACTACAAGCACGGCGTCGGCATCGTGGTTGACGCCGAGAACAATCCGCAGCTAATGTACTATGCCTACGGATTGCTTCCCCTCTATCCGGGTGTGGAGCATGTGCGCGTCCGCATTGTCCAGCCACGCGGCTTTCACCCTGCGGGGCCAATCCGCGAGTGGTCAATCAGCGTTCCCGACCTGTGTAAGTGGGCCGAGGAAACGCTGATCCCCGCGATGAACCGGGCGCAGGACAGCGAAGACTTCGACGCTGGCGACTGGTGTCGCTTCTGCCCGGCTAAGCTTGTCTGCCCCGTGTTGCAAGGCATGTTTGCCGGGGCGGTACTGACCCCCCAAGATGTCATCCGCGACATGAACGATGAAGCCCTTGGCCGCGAATTTGAACGCATTGGCCCGGTGAAGATGTACCTCAAGGCCATTGAGGCGGAGACGTTTAAGCGTCTGACTGCGGGTCGCGATGTCTACAACACCAAGCTCGTGGCGTCCAAGGCCAACCGGGTGTGGAAGGAAGGCGCGCTTGAGGTTCTCAAAGCCCACTTCCTTGACGATGAACTGTATGAACGAGAATTGAAGTCTGTTGCTCAAGTGGAGAAGATTAGCAGTGAGGGGGCCCGTATCGTGAAGGAATGGGCGTATACGCCGTCCACTGGCACCAGCGTTGCCCTGGCCAGCGATAAGCGCCCTGCCATCAAGACGCGCACGGTGGAGGAAGTGTTCGGGAAGGTGCTCCATGGAAACTGAACGAATGCAGCGAGATAGGGTTATGCGTCTGGAACGTGAAATCGCTCGGCTTGAGCGGCGCGTGACGGACTTGGAGGATTTCTTACGTGGCGCAGCAAAGCAATTTATAGAAGCGGCCAAGAGATGACCTATCGCTATTACTCCAGCGTCGCCATCACGGACCCCGAGATATTTTGGTCCAAGCGTGTGCACCTGGCATCGCTTATCCACCCGGCCATGGGGCCTATTGTGGAGGCGGTGATGGGCTTCAAGCCGGTGTTACCTATCGTGCTTGGCTTGGCGGCTGTGATACGCCATGACGGCATAGTGCTGGCCGTGGCCTACAACGGCGCAGATAAACGTGAAATGCCTCTTGGCCACATCCATGCCCTGCGTGACGAGTTCCGCCGCTTGGCCGACCATTGCAAGTTGAACGACGATGAACGTACTGCGTTATTCACAGAGTTGAAAAAGTGGGTCGGAAAAGACTTGCGTCCCCGCGACAAAGTTGTAGTCTAGTGATGGCCGGTAGTGCGCACGTCGCCGTGGAGAGAGCGAGAAGCTTCCATACCGGCACCAGTTGTTAAACCGCGTTAACAGGAGCTAACATGACAGACGACAAGAACGCAGGCATCTTCGATACCAGCCACCCGATGCGCCTACTCTGGCCGAAGCTGGTCACTGCTGAACAGTACAAGGGTAAGGGCGATTACAAGTTTCGCGCCTCCTTCCTCTTCCCCGACGATCATCCCGACGCCGTCCCTCTCAAGACGTTGCTCGCGAAGCTGGCTAAGGCTAAGTGGCCAGAAGCCAAATTGAGCCTGGACAAGAGCAAGAGTGACGTGAGCTTTGCTATGTCCTTCGGTGCGACGGAAGCAGCGGAGCGTGCGGCGAACGGCAAGGATGGCTCGCTCTACAACGGCCAGTTTGTTATCAAGGCCACGGCTGGCAAAGACTACCCGCCGATGGTGGCATCGTTCGCCAATGGCGCGTTCACACCGGAGGTTCCTTCCGCCGACATGGGACCGCTGGTGGCAAAGTTTTACTCTGGCGTTGATGTGTTGGCTGTGCTCAACTTCCGTGCGATGGAGGTTGACCGCAAGAAGTACGTGGCTTGCTACATGAACAAGATTGTCTCTCTCAATACCGGCGCGCGTATCGGCGGCGGTCGCTCCGCAGCGGAGGCGTTCAAGGGATATCTTGGCAAGCTATCGGCGGAGGACCCGACTGCGGGAACCGTAGCAGACGATGACGACTTCATGAAGTAGCGTACCCGGCGGCATTAGGGATGTAGGGTGATTTCGGTTCTAACTCTCCCTTCTGTCGTCGGTTCTTTTTCCGGAGGGCTTTATGCCAAGGCTACGTAATCGCGGAGAGGTTTGCTTCTATTGCCGCGCCACGCGCGAAGTCACGGTGAACCTGGACGACAAAACGGTCTTCTCCGCCACCATGCCGATGGCCTGCAAGTATGGCATCACCAAGTGCGTCGAAGAGATGCGCGACAAGGCATTGCTTCCCGCTGGCTTTGAAGAGGGAAAGGTTAGGCACAGATGATCGCAGCCATGTGGCTCCTGGTGATCATCGGTTACGATCACACCGTGACGACGGCTACGTACCAGACCGAAGCTTCCTGCGAAGCCGCAACGGTTCCGGCCAATACGCGATATCACGTATGCGTGTCGTTGTCCTAGATTTCGAGACTTCGTCCGACTGCGACTTGAAGAAGTCGGGAGCCTGGCGCTACTCCGAAGACGTGACGACGGAGATACTGTGCTGTGCTTGGCACATGGCCAAGGATGAACCTGACGTTGGGCTGTGGGTACCGCCGCAAAAGCCAGGTGCTTTGGGCATGTTGGCGGCCGAACCTAACATAATGTTCGTAGCCCACAACGCGGGCTTTGAGAAAGCCATCTGGCGCAACATCATGGTGTCGCAGTATGGCTTCCCCGATATCCCTAACAGCCGTTGGCATGACACGATGGCCACTTGCGCCATGAAGAATATTCCGCTTGAGTTGGCATCCGCAGCCCGTGTGCTAGGGTTGCCGTACCAGAAGGACACCGAGGGTTCGCGTCTTACCATCGGCATGTCCAGGCCAGACAAGTGGGGATACTATGACCACTCGGATGTTAAGCTCGATAGAGTATATTCCTACTGCCTCCGGGATATCGATACTCAAGTGGCATTGCTCGACAGAGTTGGGTACCTTCCTCCAACTGAGCGCGACGTGTGGTTGCTCGATCAAAAGATTAATGAACGCGGAGTTCGTATCGACCTCGATTTTGTGCGACAGGCACAAGTCATCGTGGCTGGAGCATCTTACCCTCTGGTCAAAGAATTTTCAGAGCTTACCGGCGTCAAGCCAACCCAAAGAGACAAGTTCCTCCAATGGGTCAACGACCAAGGCTACCCGCTAGGCGACCTGAAGAAGGAAACCCTGGCCAGGATACTAGGAGAGGAAGTGGAAGACGATGGCGATACGTCCGACGAACCGCTACCCCGGCTTCCGGGTCACGTTGAACGAGCACTGCATATTCGATCTCTCGTCTCCAGCGCATCCGTCAAGAAGCTTGCGAGGATGGAGAGCGTTGTTTGCCACGATGGGCGCGCTCGCGGGCTACTCCAGTACCACGGTGCGGGTCCAGGAAGATGGGCTGGTCGTCTGCTTCAGCCACAAAACTTCCCCCGTGGAACGATCAAGCTAGACAAGGAAGCACCTGACCCGCAAGTTGTCGTTGACGCTATCATGACGGGAGACCATGAATATGTTGACCAGGTACTTGGCCCTGCTGTCGAAGTTGTTGTTGGTGGTCTTCGTCACGCTCTTGTGCCTGCTGTCAATCGGATGTTTGTTGTTGGGGATTTCGCTGGCATCGAAGCTCGGATCGTTCTCGCACTCGCAGGTCAACATGACAAATGCCAGATGATGGCGGAGGGCAAAGATGTTTACCTCGATATGGCGGAAGCTATCTACCGTGCTCCCCAAGGTTCGTTTAATAAACAGCACCATACATCACAACGGCATATCGGCAAAAATACTGTGCTTGGTTGCGGCTTCCAAATGGGCTGGCGAAAGTTCAAAGACCGTTACTGTCGAGATCAAACTGATGAGTTCGCCCAAGGCGTCATCGAAGCCTACCGAACCAAGTGGGCCCCTGGCGTCCCCAAGGTATGGAAGGGGCTCGAAGAAGCCGCCTTTAAGACAGTGGACACGGGCGCTCCGCATGAAGCTTATGGAGTAACCTACGCCAGGGAAGATGCTTGGCTATCAGCCCGTCTCCCATCTGACCGGAAGCTCTGGTACTTCGCGCCGGAGGTAGAGCGGAAAGAGATGCCGTGGTCCACGCCGGAGCAACCGGATTTCCGCATGGGGTGGAAGTACAAGGCGCAGAAGACGGGCCAGTGGAAGACCATTCATGCCTTTGGCGGCCTGCTGACTGAGAACGTGGTGCAGGGCTTGGCCAGGGACTTGCTGGTAGCTGGCATGTTCAAGGCGGAGAAGAACGGCTTGCCGGTCGTGTTAACCGTACACGATGAGATTGTAGCGGAACCTAAGTATGACCCGCGCAGTACAGAAAAAGTCCTTGAAGATATCATGTGTGACGTGCCATCGTGGGCGCGCGAAATGCAAGTGCCCGTTGCGGCGGAAGTTTGGTCTGGTGATCGTTACAGGAAGTAGGAAGGGTTAGATGAACCGAGTTCTGTCCTGGTTCTCATGTGGTGCGGCCAGTGCCATAGCCTCCAAGCTCGCCGTGGAAAAATATGGGGAACGCTGTGAAGTCCTGTACTGTGATACGCTGGCTTACGAGCACCCGGACAATCAACGCTTTCTATGGGACGTAGAGCGGTGGATAGGGATGGAGATTAAGCTTCTACACTCAAAAGAGTACGCGGATATTATGGACGTGTTCAAAAAGACGCGCTGGCTAGTGGGTAATCGAGGTGCGCGCTGTACTACGGAGATGAAAAAGATACCCCGCAAAGAATACCAACGCCCAGACGATGTGCAGGTTTTCGGGTTCACGGCCAGCGAGGGAAAACGTATCGAACGTTTTAAGCGGGAGAACTTTGAAGTAATAACCGATTTCATTCTGTATGACAGAGGCATAGACAAAGACGAGTGCTATGCTCGACTGCGCCACGCCGGTATAGAACTTCCACGCATGTACCAACTCGGCTATAAGAATAACAATTGCATCGGTTGCGTGAAAGGCGGCATGGGTTATTGGAACAAGATACGCCAAGATTTCCCAGAAGATTTCATCCGTATGGCCAAGGTAGAGCGCGAGTTAGGAGCGACAATTCTTAAGGATCGTCGCGGCGGTGAAGTGAAGCGCGTCTATCTGGATGAACTGGACCCTCTAGCAGGGCGGTACGTTGAAGAACCAGACATTGAATGCGGTGTGGTATGCGGAGGGTTAGATGAACAGTAGAGCCAAGGGCAAGCGGGGCGAGTTGGAGGCGGCGCTATTTCTCCGTCAACATGGTGTGGAGGCCAGGCGTGGCCAGCAGTTCAGTGGCGGTACGGAGAGCCCGGATGTGGTCAGTTCCATTCCCAATGTACATATTGAAGTCAAGCGCGTGGAGAAGGGAAACCTCCACGACTGGATGGAGCAGGCCATCCACGACGCTGGTTCCAAAATGCCCGTCGTCATGCACCGAAGGAACCGCAGCGAATGGTACGGCATCATTCGTATGGAAGACTTGCTTATCTGGCTGAAGGAAATCAAACTGTGACCGCCTTGCCGACTGCCGAAGAACTGCGTGACTTGTACGGCCCGGCTGTGTCGGAAGACTATATCAAACGGAGACTTTCCTTGCTTCGTAAACGCGACGGACGCCAGGGCAATGGGCAGCATTGGGCGGAGAAGCGCAGCCACAAAAAGAAATTGACGCCCCTTCTTAAGCCTGGCCGCAAGGTGGACGTAGCCTTTGATCCTGATTGGGACGATCCGGAGCAGGACCGCAAGGTTGCCGTCAAGCGGGTAGTAGTGCGCACGTCCAGTGGGTGCGTGGTACAGTTCAAGAGGGTATATGTCGCCAGCAAGCCAGTGGCACCGACTTAACCGAGACAAAGAACTGGAGCGGATGGGCCGGTTCCACCGCGAACACCGGGAAGAACGCTTAGAGTATATGCGTGCGTATCGGAAGACCAGACGGGACGCCAAGGCTGCGGCGGACCGGGAGTATCATGCGGCACACAGGGATGTTATAAACGCCCGACGCCGTCGCAACCGTAGGAGACAAGCTAGTGCCCGTTGATGAATATGAAATTGTCGCAACCGTAGGAGACAAGCTAGTGTCCGTTGATGAATATGAAATTGAACGCGACGCTAAGAATAAGGAAATCCGTAGCCTGCGCTTCCAAGTGAAGTCGCTGGCTCAAGACATAAAAGCGATAGAGCGCCAGAACGATACCGCTCTCTCCATTCGTAAAACAATTTACAGCCTGGCAGCGCCAGAGATTAACCCGCCCAAGTGGCTCATCAGCGAGCGCGTAGCCGGAGCCCCCGGCATCCCGATGACGATGTGGTCAGACTGGCATTGGGGAGAAATCGTTCGCAAGGAAGAAGTCGGCGGCGTCAACAGCTTCAACCGTGCCATTGCCAAGGAACGCCTTCGCCGTCTCGTGGCTAACGTAATCGACCTGGCCATGCGGCATATGGTCAAGCCGCAGTATCCGGGCATCGTCGTATGCCTTGGCGGCGATATGATCTCCGGCAACATTCACGAGGAGTTGCGCGAGACTAACGATGGCCACGTCCAGCAATCCCTCATTGAACTACAGGACGAGTTAGTAGCTGCGCTCCTGATTATAGCCGACAAGTTCGGTAAAGTGTTTGTCCCCTGTGTAGTTGGTAATCATGGGCGAACTACCATGAAGCCAAGGGCCAAAGGGAGAGTATTTGAAAACTATGAGTGGAACCTTTATTGTCAGCTTGAAAGGTATTTCAGGAATGATAAGCGGTTTCACTTTGTTGTTCCGGGGGAAACAGATGTCCATTTTTCGGTTCTTGGGCATCGCTTTCTGCTTACTCATGGCGACACTCTTGGCGTGCGTGGTGGCGATGGAATTATTGGTGCGCTTGGTCCTATCGCTCGTGGGGCTGTAAAGGTGGGGCGCTCGGAGGCGCACATTGGCCGCGACTTCGACACCATGATTATCGGCCACTGGCATACCTACATTCCCCGCGGCGAGGCTACTCCCGTAATCGTCAACGGTACTCTGAAAGGATACGATGAATATGCAAGACTATATCTCCGTGTCCCTTACAGCCGCCCAAGCCAAGCGCTTTGGTTTGTGGATGCAAAGCATGGGATTACAGCGCAGTGGCAAATCTTTTTGGATGAGAGACGCAAGTCCAACCAAAAGCATTCTGATTGCGTCTTTGGAGGGAAGTGATGGTGATGCAATGCAAACTATGCCGGGCCGAGACGAATAGCCCGGCCGCCAGCCTTCGATGTCCAGAAATGGCAAACGGTAAACATGTGTGGGGAGAAACTACAGTGGCGTCACCAGAAGAAATCCACCGGCCAATTCGGCCACACCACTACACCGCCTTGGCCATCGAGCCTTGGGACTTTATCGTCAAGAACAAGCTGGGCTATTGCGAAGGCAATGTCATCAAGTATGTTTGTCGCTGGCAGAACAAGAACGGCGTAGAAGATTTGCGGAAGGCAAAGGCATATCTGGACAGGCTCATAGAGGAAGAAGATGCGAAAGCTTGACTGGCTTCTGATAACCTTGGCCGTCATCTTTGTGCTTTCCTTGGGGAAAGCTAGGGCTGAGAGCATCACACGGGACGAAGCCAAGGAAATCCTTCGGCTTCAATACACTGAGTTCTGCGCCATGGTGCACCCCATTCCTCCTGACTTGATTGCCGTCATAGACGACGCCTTCAAGAAGGAAGAAAAACTTTGGGCGGCCGAATGGCTGTGGCTGCACGACATACAGCAGAAGATAAAGGACAGGTGTGGAGATGCTTAGGCCAGGCGTTGTTATTGTCGCTGCGTTTGTGGCGGTAGCTCTTATCATGTTGCTGTTCGCTAATGCACAGGCGCAAAACCCGGATACGACAGCCCACGAACGCTATCATATGTATTACCAAGGGTGGAAACAGCCGGGGAACGGCTACTCCTGCTGCAACGCCAATGAGTACATGGACACGCTACAGGGCAAGATACACATCTCCGGTGACTGCGAGCCTACCCAAGCCGAGGTGCGCAATGGAGACTGGTGGGCGCGGGTGCCAGCATACATGGTCGCCAAGGGTGCGGACCCATGGATCAAGATACCGGACGAGTTAGTTTTGCACGAACGTAATCCTTCCACCGAGGAAGGGCACTTGTGCCTGCGAGAAGATTGGTCCACTAGCCGTGGTAGGACGGACTATACGTATTCAGTGCGGGTGCTTTGCTTCGTGCCGCCTGATACGGGGGGCTAGAATTTGCCCGTACAGGGCTTTGGATGTTCCGGGTAGGTAGATGTCAACCCACCCGGAAATCTTAACCAGCCGCCTATTTCTTGGCCGCCGCCGCGCCTAGAAGGACAAGCCGGGCTTGGTCCGGCGTCATGCCGGGGGATGCCCCATTCGTCGGCGGAACCAGCAGACCGACTGCAACTTCGATGACAGGCAGTAGGATAGCCGCCGCCTGGAGAGCGGTCGAAATCGGGGGCGGCAGGGGGATCAAGGCCAAGGTGGATACGATGGTGTTGACGTAGGTTTCCACCTTCTGGACAAGCGGCTGTGCGGCGGCGGTAGTGGTAGCGCCGCTGACCTGAGTAGCTACCTGTTGCAAATCGGCAACATAGTTGCCCACGGTGGACACGATGGCCGGGGTAAGGCCAGCAACGCCGAGAGCCCCAAGCTGGGTCAACGTGCCCTGAAGGCCGTTCGCAATAGTTGACACGTCCGTTACGACGGTGGCGATGGACTGATCAACGGTCTTGCCAGCGCAAGCCGCAAGCAACGGGGCGAGCGCGACAGCCGGGGCCGCAGAGACGAGAAGACGACGGGTAATCATGGCGGGTTGGCTCCTGTGGTGGAATAGATGGACCAGTAATCGCTACCGTACTTGGCGGAACCGAGATACGCTTCGGGGATGTAGCAATAGCCTTTGTCGCCCCAGCCTTCGCCCCACGAGTTCAGCACGGTGAAGTATCCCGGCATCTGGCCGTAGCCAGCTACCAGCATACAGTGCCCGGCTATAACATTCTCGCCAGGCCCCGGCATCGGCACGACGCCAGTTGTCGCAACTTGGTCACTCTCGAAGCTGGCGTGGACCGTAATGCCGATAACGACAGGACGGCCAGTGAACAGGGCCAACTTCAGGCCATGGGCTGACACTTCCACGCGGCTATATTCGATTGCTTCGTGGTTCACTGCGTCCGTGTAAACTTCAGGCGGAGGCGGAACGGCCCACTTCGTCAAGTCATAGGACCAGAGTTCTTCCTTGCCGACGCCCTTGGCTGCCGCAGTCTTAATGACATTCCTGATCTGCGCACCCGCGTCAGAAGCCGTCGTGCCTTCAGAAGCGCGGCTATCATAATACAGTTGGAGGCGCGACAGAGGAATGTCCGGCTGGCCGTTGTTGATCAGATTGAAGCGCAAGGCAGCCGTGACCCCGTGAGCGGTGCAAGAGCCAAGGCTTACCTGGTTCATGACAGGCGGACACCAAGGGCGCAGGTCCATTACAGGCGGCAATAGGAGCGCATAAGTCTGCGTCTGTGACGCCGTCATCGTAAATGGCCGGTCGTTGTGGTCCTTGATATCGGGAAGGCACCCGTAACGGCTCACTTGTCGGCACCCTTATCCTTCATGGCCATGCCGACAGCGGCAGTCATAGCCACGCCAAGGGAGGCAATCGTGCCCGCCTGGCTATCGCTGAAATGATAGATGCCAGCGGCGGTGAGGAACTGGAGGATATTAATCCAGGTACTGGCTTCGCTGAGGCGGGCCAGCACATAGCTGATGATGTACTGAAAGTTCATGCTTGATACTCCAAAGCGGCTGCTACGCCAGCAGCCATTTCCGCATCAGTATAAGGCATACCACCACACTCAACCCTAACAATCGCAGACGCCATGGCCTGGAGAACCGTCTGGTTATGAAGGTCGATCTTGTCATTGGGTGTTACCCTTATCATGGCGCATACGTTGTTGATGTAGGCTGTAGTGTTGTTCTCCTGGTTAGGTGCCCAGCGTTCGATAAGCTGGGTTACGCTCTTGAGACCATCCTTGTCAAAGTACGCCAGCAGGTTCTTGGCCAGGGCGCGGATACCGTGGAAGCTGTCCGCAAACACGCAGAAGCGACCGTACACGAGTTCATGATGCTGGAACGGCGTGAGCCTAGCGTCGTCCGCATCCCTTATCTCACCGTTCCAGGGGGGCTCGGAGCGGTCCAGATTACCGGGGTTATTATTCAGATAGCCGCGCTGTTGCTTAGGGTCCATGGGGTCCTCCGGGTACGGTTGGTAACTGTCGCTGTAGCAATGCCCTCACTTCGATAACAATATCTCGCGTTTCACTGACTTTGTCCACCAACCGTATGTTCTGAGCATCGGTCCGGTCTATCCTGGCCGCAAGAGCTTTCACATCGGATGCAAGCATCCCCCACGCTACGGCACCGCCGACGACAACTGCCCCCAACAGGACAAGTTCTCGAATGGTAACTATACTGGATATCTTTGGCTCGGTCATTGGTAGAAACCGCCTGTAGCTGTAGTGCCCCCCGCATTGCCAGGATAGAAGGTAGCGCCACCAGAGCCGCCCGTGAAGATGATAGCGTTGGACGAGGCTACATAACGTGTGCCAGTGCCGCCGCCTGAGAAGCTGAAGCCGGTCCCGTCAATCATACCGCCAAGATCAGCCACAGCAAAGCCAAGGGTCCAGTTGACCGTACCAATACCCCATGCGCTAGGTAGGGTAATCAGGGCATGGTCTTCCGACACTATGACGGTGTTTGCACTGCCAGCCTGAGAAGTAAGTCCAATCGTCCCGATGATCTGGATGATAGAGCGCGGTCCGGCTGCGTCTGCCAAGCTGTTGCTGGCGTCATTGATGAACCACATGCTGGCGGCAACACCGCCCGCAATGATGGTCCCCCCGTTGGCCAGGAGGCACCCGCCGCTGCCCGTCCCACCCGTGCAAGAGAAGTTCTGGACGGTAATCCCTGCGTCGTTCTGAACCTGAAAGGCATATCCGTTGGCGGGTGCTCCAATCTGCATGGACTGGCCAGTGCCGACAATGACGAAGCTGGTAGCGCCCTTCGCGCCAACAAGGGGGCCAGAGAACGTCCAAGCCACGCCACCGCAGCCAACTTGGCCGTGGAGCGTGACGGTGTATCCGGCCAAGTCTACGTGCTGTTGAAGGAAATTGTAGGCGAAGAGCGGGTCAGCAAAAGGAAATGACGCCGCACCAGAGTTTAAGTTGCTACCCGTCGAACAGTTGAAGTAATAGTCCATATTGGCCGTGAGTGGGTAAAGCTCTCGCACCGTTTGGGCATGGGCTACTGATCCCGCCAGCATAACAAGGCAGGCAAGGAAAAGCCGTTTCATTACTGTATCCTGAAAACGGTAATAGTGCTGTCTTTGCTAAGTCCAGAATTATTGAACAGGAACGAAGACGTGGATGTCGTGCTGGACTTACCGGAGATGCGTATATTACCCGCTGGGTTCGTGATGCAGCCGGACATGGCTACCATCGTCTGATCATTCGCAGCGGGAATAGCAACCACACCGGAGGCAATGACGGTGGTTCCATCCCACAGTTTCAATTGAACCGGATTAACGGAAGCTGTATCCGTCATGGTCACGGTGCCCATGGCACACCACGTTCCAACCGTTCCTTGTGCTACTGAAGGGCCATCCGCGAACGTAGAAGTATTGAGGGCCTGGTTGCCACCCATGGAGTTAGTAAGTGGCGCAACAGACAAACCACCCGTACCGCCACTGGAAATACTACCGCCAATCTGAGCCAAGGCAATGCCGGGGATGAGAACGAGTAGGAAAGCAAGAAGTTTCTTCACGACGCACTCCACACATAAACGCTCTGGGTGTTCGTGCCGATAACCGTCACGGTGCTGCATGGCCCCATGGAGCCCGTCGCCGCGTACCAAGTGCCAGCGGCTACCTTAATGCCGGTCTCGGAAGCAACTACACCGCCTGAAAGGTCAATCCAGATGGAAGCGTTGGCGCTGGGATTGTAGACAATCATGCTTTTGCAGACCCCGACGCTAGCGGCCAGTAGGGTTTGGCTGGAGCCGTTGAGGGCAACAGTCGCCACGGTCCACGTAGCGCCAAGACGCTGCGCCGAGTTGGGGCCAGGCTGGCTGATCTGCGCCACGGCTACAGGAGCCCCAAGCAGACCGAAGACCATCAGGAGAGCGATACCGAGTTTGCGCATGGATATGTCCTTTGGCGGGAGTTTAGGGATGGAGGCCAATTGTGTCAATTTCACTCAGTGCTTTGTTTGGTACGCATTTTCTCCCGCTTCTTCACGGCGGCCTTATAGTCCTTGTTTTGATACTTCTCTGTCTTCTCCGGCTCACGCGCGGGGTAGGGAGCCGGATTTACGCCAAGCCAACGCATAGCAGGGGGAATGTCTTCCTGTTCGGGAGTTGCCTGAAGCTGTTGTTTGAGCGTGATTGGCATATACTGCTCACCGAACCACTTGGCGTAGTCCTTGATATTGGTGAGCACATCTTCATTCTTGGGGTCCGCAATGACGCCACCGTACCAATCCCGATTGGTGAACATGGAGTGCAGCATTGGAAACATTGGGTTGACCTTGCCCGCTACGGTGCGGCCAGGGTCGTTGTACATGTTGTAGACATCCTTGGCATAGCCGGGGATTGAAATACGGCCCCAAGGCGTCTTGGGAAAGATGTAGTCGAGAAGGTCTTCAGGCGGGTTGCCCGTCATATAGCCAATGGCTGCTCCGGTCAGGGCCGTAGTTGTCACGAAGCCCACAACATAGGAGGCGCGTGGCGTGACCTGGTTCATGTCGCCAATCTTGGCGTTCTTGAGCGTAGCCATGTCCAGAAGGCCGCCCGGTAGTTCCGCAATGTCGCCTGCGTTCCAGCCAAGGGCACGCACGCTGATATGGGCCAAGTCCTTGGCCGTCTTGTTCCAGAACCGATTATCGTACACCATTTCGCCCATGCGGTTGTCCATGGACTTGTTCAGCAGGTTGGCATAAGCGCGTGTCTCTAACGGCCCGGCTTCTGGTGCAACACGAAGGAAGTCACGCATGGCCATGGAGAACACACCGGCTTTCATCGTCGGCACCAGATGGCCCATGATAGGGAAAGCTGCTGTCTCGATAAAGCGGCCCATTAACTGAAACGCTGCCTTCGCAATGTTGGACGCAGGGAGTTCCTTGCCGAATGCGCGCATGTTCTGAGAATTGCGGAACATGTCGCCAATCTCTTGGCCAAGGGTGGCGTAACCGGAAGACGGGAAGAAGGTACCCTGAAAGGCTTTGATGAGACTGCCCATGGCCGTGCCTTGGTAGTCCTCGGTCATGCCAAGGCGACCACCGCCCTCCTTATAGGCGTCAGTGATGATCGGCACGTCGCCCGTGCCTTTGCCCTCCAGGAGATGACTAAGCACCTGTCGACCTGCCACATAGCTTTTGACAGCGGTAACGCCCGTCATGGCGCTGAGAGCAGTTAGGAAGCCGCGCGGGATTTCAGCCAGGGTGGCAGCAGTCGGCTTGTTCATTAGGCCACGGCTAATTTGCTGCGCCCCGAGCGATACGCCGGAAGTCATCACGTCGTTCAAAATGAACATGCCGTGAAAGCCGCTGATGGAAAGCTGTAGCTGTATCTGGAGATTGCTGGCGCTGCGCAACAGACGATAGAGTGGGTACTTGCTTAGGCCAGGGTCGGTCAGGCTGTTGATGTAGCCTGCTACATCCTTGGGAGCGTACAACGTACCACCGTCTGTGGCCCCCAGCTTACCGCTGATGGGAGTGTAGTCCTTGGGAGCGGCAGTCTTGTTCGCTACGTCAATCAGATAGTTGTTCTCTCGGAAGTCCTTGACGATGCGCAGCGCCGTCACATACCGCGCCATTTGATGGATAGCGATGGTGGTCAGGTGCAGCGGGTTATCCGTTGCCATCTTCAGGCCAGCCGCACGCGCGTCTGCGTAGGTGCCGAAGATGCGCTCCTTGGTGAACCCCTTGCTGCCTGCTAAAGGGTTGCGCCCCTCCAAAAAGAACTTCGCAGCCGCTTCCGGGTTGGCATACATATGTTTGATGTAATCGGTGACGTACCCCACTTCGCCGCCAAGGCGCGTTATTTCGCCATGCCAATAGTCAAGCTGCTTGCGCATCTCAGTTGCAAAGCGTCCAAGTGGCGTTCCCTTGTATTCATCAAGGTTACGTACCTCGATGTCGTCGATAAGCTTTACCCTGGCCGTAGAAGCCAATTCACCTATCGCGCGGCCAAAGCGGATGATTTGGCCAACGCTGCGCTCTTTCTCTGCCGCCGTCTGCGCAACCTGCGCAGCGATAGCCTCACCTTCCGCAGGAGCAAGTGAGCCTGGAGTGAACAATCGCTTGAGATCGTTGTAGACACCACTGGCAACCTCCGGGTCTTTGCGGAATAACGTCTCCGGCGTGATGTTGACAAGCGGCTCCGGCGGTACGTCGCCTTTCTTAACGCCCATCAAATCCTCAAAAGTCATCTCGCGGACCTTGGGGATGGGGCTAGTGTCTGACGTGTCAACAATCTTATCGACCGCTGCCATGTCGGCTGCCATGGCCTTGACCGGATCAGGATGCTTCGCGCCTTCTCCTTCCTTTACCCGTTCTTCGATAGGGCGGGGGTCGTCCATGATGTCGAAGCGTTCTTCCTGTATCTGGCGAAGCTTGTCCGGGTCGATAAACGGTCCTTCAGGTTTATTGACAAAGCCTTCGCCCACGGCGCGCTGGGCTTCCGGCAACGGAGTGCCATGCTTCGCCTCTATGCCACTGGCAGCATCCACTACGTCTCCCACCTTGGGAAGCGGCTTCAGGTCTCCTGCCTTACCTTCTTTCCCTGCTGCGAACAGCATGAGGAAACCCGCGCTCTCATAGCCAAGCTGTTCCCATTCATAGGCGGTACGCGGCTTGCCATCGAATGTCTCGGCTATGGCGGCCAAGCCGTTCAGTGGTGCAGCGCCAAACGACTTGGCGAAGTTGATAACGTCCCAACCCTGGCGCGCGAGGATGTCTCCCGCCGAATTGGTCTGCCCTGGCACAGGAAGCTTCATGCCCTCGAATACATCGCGAATGGGGTCGTTGCCCCACTTCTGTATTCTATCCGCTAGATTACGAAAATCTGCCCCAGCTTCCGCAGGTGAAGGAACGTGATCAAAACTGATAGGCTTGTGGTCTGTCTCAATCGGTGCGCCGTACAATGTCGTGGCAATCTGGTCCGACGTGTATCCACGTTTCTCCGCTTCAGTGCGCCAGTTTGCCAGATGTTCGTTAATGTCGTCCCACGTATGGCCAAGAGCCCTCGCCTTGGCCATGCCCGTGATGTACGGCGGAAGCTCTTTATCCTTGGGCCAGCCCGCATTGATACGTGTGTTCGTCAGGAAGTTGCGAGCTTCCCCCGCGTTCGGGCCAGTCAGTGGTGTGGTGTTTCCGACACGCGCGGCGGCTTCCTCGTCAGTAGCGGGGACGGTCTTGTCATTGAACAGGCCAAGGATGGACTTGCCCGCATCTTCCAGTCTCTGGCTCTGACCCACGCCAGGCACAAGTGCACCCGAGACCTGCTTGCCCACATCTAGCAGACTAGGAACAGGTTTGCCCTCCGCGTCAAGACGCGGAACAGTCGGCGCAGTCGTGGCAGACTGGTCCGTTGTGTCCAGGCCACCCGTCTTGTCATCGTCGGCCATTACTTCAGGCCCGCAAACGGATCAGGCAGCGGTCCAACTGGTTTGGAGGGAGCGGACGGCCCACCCTTCTCCAGGATAGTCTTCATCTCGTAGGCTTTCTTGTCCTTCAAGATCTTCCGCAAGCCAGGGTCGTTCATGTACCAGTCAGGGCTAGTCGGGTCCAAAAGCTTTTCCTTTGGCACGCCTTCCTGTCGCTTCGCATCGAAATACTGCTGCATCCGAGCAATAGCTGCGCTCGCCATAATTGCCGAACCGCTAGGCATGATGTCCGCTACAGCGGCCTTAAGCTCATTGCCCGTTGCCGTCTTAGCTTCGTGCCACTCTTTGTCTTCCGGCTTGGCGTCAGCCTTGGTCAGTTGGTCCAGCTTCTGGTAGAGCTTAATGCCTTGGTCCGCCGTAATACGCTTGCTCAAGTCGGGAGAGCGCACCGCGTCGTCAATGTCGTTCTTGGTGAGAGGGTTCGTCGGATCGTTGATGCGCTTGTTAAGGTCAAATTCCGCCATGGGGTTCGGCCGAGTAATCTTGCCCGTTGCCGTGTCCTCAAGTTCCTTGGCGCGCGAATGAGAAAGATTAAGCAGACGAATGCGGTCTTCCGAAGTCAACCCCTTCTGAGTAAGCGCCCCTTGGCCCAGCTTGTTCCACATGGACGGGTCGTCAAGATTGGTCAGGCCGTTGAGCGTCTTTTGGAGTAGGGCTTCCGACTGCTTGCGCGTGGCAATATCCGCGCTCATCTGCGCGTTAAGAGCATCAGAACGGTGAGCGCGCTGTACCTCCTTGCCGTAGTGTTCCAACGTCTGAATATCCTTGGCAGAGATACCAGAGTTGTCACCAACCTTCTGTAGCTGTGCCAGCGCACCGCCAGGGTTACGGTCGATAGCACCCTTCCAACCAGCGACAACGTTCTCATGCTGCCATTTGTCGATATGATCACGGACAAGACGCGCTTCATTCGGGCCAAGGTTGCCAGTCTGGATAATATTCTCGCCCGTCGTTTTGATAAGGTCGCTGTTGTACTGCATCGTCGAGAAGTCTTTGCTCGAACGAATGGTTGCGCCTTCCACGACAGTCTGAAGATTGCGCAGCGCACCATCGCCAGCGGCAGCTTTGTCGTTGGCTTCCGTCGTGGCGAAGTAGTGGCGCTTGGCTGCATCTACCTGGTTCTGTGCCAACTCCCTCGCTTTGGGATTGCGCATATCTTCGACAAGCTTGTCGAGCGCGGGAACCATCTTCTTTTCACGCCAGTCGGAGCCAACCGGAATATTCGGGTCCGCCTTGCCGCGCGTCTGGTTCCAATCGGTGTCAAGCTGTTCCTGCGTCTTCATCAACGCAGAACCAAACAGCCCTATCTCGCGGTGAGCCTCGAAATCTTCGACTGTTTTCTGAAGTTGATTTAGCCCTTGGCCGATAACTTCTTGACCGTGGCCAATGGCGCGGATGCCTTCCGCCTGCGCCCGTGCGCTCTCTCGCCTGGACTGTGCAAGCTGTTCGCCAAGTACGCCCATGCGAACGGCGGAACGTGTCTGCACCGCTGCCGCACGCGCAACCGCCTCCGGGCCAATCTCGGACGGCTGGAGTTTATCTATCGGGCTGGTGAACTGCGTGATATTGGGCATACGAACCTACGCGAAGAACGGAGCAACAGCGCCAGCCACCTTGGCCACGCCACCGATAATGCTGCCAATCGTATCCATCGTGCTGCCCTGCTGAACCTGCGAAGCCGCCGCAGCGTCAGCCTGCGCCATGGCCGTAGCGCCCTCAGCCGCACTGTTGGCCGCATCTGCCTGCTTCTCTGTGCTGAGGTATTCGCTCTCGTAGGCGTTCTGTTGCATCGTGTAGCTGTTAACATTAATGGCCGTCTGTTGGCCGATAAGAGATGTGGCCAACGCGCCTTGCTCGCTGCTAGCCCGCAGAATGTCAAGTGCGCTACCACTCTCGGCAAAACCAGCGCCACCCACCTGCGCCTTGGTTTGACCAAGGGACATGGAGATTTCGCGGCCCATCTGAGCCTCTTGAATGTCGCCGGATGCTTTAGCATAAGCAGCGTTCAGCGCTTCGGCATGGGAAGCTTCGTCATAGCCCGCCGCAGCGATGTTCAATCCAGCGGCTTCCTCCCGGTAGCCATTGGCCTGAAAGTATGCGGCTTGTGACTGTCCAAACAATTGGGTCGCGCTCGCGCTCGCGCCCGCCGACGCGCCCATGCCGGAGAACAGCGAGCCAGCCGCGCCGATACCCGCGCCAACACCACTGATGATGTTACTGGTTGAGAAAGGATCAACACTAGGCATTAGCGTTCCTGCGTGTGAGCGAAGCTATCCAACGCCGCGATGGTCAGCGGCAGCGGACGGGTAATCTGCCAACACAATTGACTGTCGAAACTATAGTCATCATCCAATGTACCCCAAAACACCCCGGAGTACATAGATGTAGTGGGTAGCGCCGAACCGCCAGGGAAAGTCGGCGTGCAGGGGCGCAGATCAGAGAACGTCGTCCCGAACGACACCGTGCCCGGTATCATGTTCCCGAACAAGGACGAGAACATATGCGTCCTGCGCGTCATGCCAAGGCCAGGGCCAGTGCGTGCGCCTGCCTCTTCCGGCTTGAGAGCCCGAAGCATCTGGCCTTGGGATGTGTACGTCAGTCCGACGACGGCTGGAAAGGTGTAGGCTGGGCTGTCCAGCAGAACAGACATGTCCCCGTAACCCCCAACTTGCGAGAGGGATTGCAGATAAGACAGCTTGAAGTTTCCTGCGGGGTCGGAACCGAATGGGACAAAGATGGAGCCGTTACCGACAAGATAATCGCCGCAGTCGAGCCCTCCGATAACTGCTGAAGCTGTCTCTCCGTTAAGATGCCAAAGTCCAAAGAACGTGATGCCACTTACGCCTCCCACTGTTGACTGTTGCGCTCCAGACGGCACCACACCATCATCCACAAACCAAGCAGAAGTAAGGGCGTCCGTCGCTTTGAACAGAGGGCGAGAAGTCGTGACATGACGAAAGCCCTGAACACTGTCGAACTCCACCATGCGCAACGTATCTTGCGTCAGTAACGCATTAGGACTTACTGACACGCTTTCGACAGTGTGACCATTGCCGAGAGCATGGCGATGGAAGCCAGAGAACGTGGGCGGGTCTGCGCTATACAATCTCTCGCGACAATAGGTGCAGCCAATCAGACCACCATCCGAACGACGGCCCCACACGACGGGGAGAATGTCTGACTGGTAATCGATCTCCAGGACGCCCGGCACGGTAATGTGTTGTGCAAAGGCATTCAGGTTCGGAGCCTGGATGCGCCCACTGAACACGTCCGGGTAAAACTCAAACATGCTGAGACCGAACTTATCCACAGCCACAAGAGTAAGCGGTGTATGAGCGGGCAGGAGATTACCAGCCTTCACCTTCGTCACGCGGGAAGCTGCCTGGTTGGTCGAAGTCCACGGGCCAAGGGTAGGCGCGTTGATGAGCCACTGGCCGGTCTTCGTGGCCGCGATCAAGCCCGCTGCCGTATCTTCAATCCAATAGACCGTGTTGGTATTATCGGCGTTGTACGTGCTGGCAATCGCGCTACTGCCCAGCACGTTTCCAAACGTGTCAGTCGGAGAGAAGTCAAAAATAGAATTGGTGACGCTAGCGTCAATTCTGTTGCCGATAGCGCCCGACAGGACAAGGCGGCCTTGATAGTAGCAGCCGCAGGACGGATAGCCCGTCGTGGCGCTGTACGCACCAAGCGCCCACGTAGTGACCGCCGTCTGCGCAAAATAAGCCAAGGTGGCCGGAACGCCATCCGGGTTCGGCTGTATCGAAAAGCTAACCGTAGTCGTGTTCGTTACAGCGGTGATCTTCCCCCACACCCAAACAGTCGCCGTAGACGCAGCCACGGGTATCCAGTCAGAGGGAGAAATGTTGGGGATGTTGCCAAGGTTGCTGCCAACGCCTGACAGGTAATAAGCGCCAAGATATTTGACGTATTGTCCGGCCGGATAGGTGACACCAATGTTCCAGATAACCGGCTCCGAGAACATGCGCAGCATACGGCCAACATCCGTAGCCACGAACCCTGTACCGCCGTTTATGTTCCCCGTGGTGGCGGCGACAAGAGTTGCCCCCGCGCTGTTGCTGGGCTGAATAGTGTTGCCGGTCGGAGAGTTGTTCACCGGGTCAAGATACGGGCCATTCACGAAAGCCGAAGCGCCAATGGAAAACTGCTGGAGGCGTGGCGTTACGATGTTCGGTGCGTTCTCAGCTACTGTCTGCGGGGGATAAAGATTGTGCAGCAGGATGGCATCGGCCAGGGGCGGGTTGCTGGTTACGTTAGCCGCCTGCACCTTGCGAACTTGCTGCCAATCAGTACCGTTGTATGGCGTCGCCAAATCAAGCACGCGGCCAACTACTAGCTGTGCAGGAAAAGGCGCAACCCAATTCAACGTAGCCCCGTTGATGGGTGCGCCAGTCTGCATATCGAACAGGGAATAGTGGACGTTATCAATGTTGGTAACGGTGAACTGACGATTTTGCAGCGGCGCACCCACGGCACTATTCGTGGAGCCCTGAAAGATAAACTCCACCACACTGCCCGTTGGCCAGGCGATGGGGCTGGTGGCCGTCGTAATAACAGCAGGCGTCGCCGTGCTAATGGCCGAAACCACCTGTTCGTCCGCCGTGTGCACACGGCTAGTACCCGCGTAGAACCGTAGGTTATTGGTCGACAATTCCATGAAGAACGAAGCAATCTCCGAGAAATCGAACGCAATGGTGCGTGCCTTGGCTCCGCCCTTAGTCAGGCCAAGGAACTGAAACCCCGGTCGCCGTGTCCACGCCCCCTCCGTAATGGGGTGGGAGTTAAGGCAGACGTTGAGCGCAGTCTTGTATCCGGCATGGTCGAAGCGACCCTGCGCGTATGGGCTCCACTCACCACCAAGGAACGTGGATTGTGCGCGTGATACGACGGCCATTATATTCTCCCGTGCTTGCGTAAATACGCAGCAGCCTTCTCGGCCAATAGCGGGCTATCCTTCAACGCGCCAAGAGCAAGGTTACAAGTAATACAAAGCAAGTTACGAACCGTTCCAGTATCGTGGCAATGATCCACGCGCAGTGGATAGCCCGGCTGACAATCACACATCGCACAGTTCATGCCTTGGTTCGCAGCCATTTCATTGTATTGCACTAGCGTAATTCCGTAGTCCCGAAGAAGGTTACGATTGCGTAGCGTAGTTGGGTAAATCTTTCGAGCGGATATGCGTTTCTTTTCCCTAAACGCGGGGTCTGCGGACCGCCACTGGTCACGGGAACGATGCCTTGAGCAAGTAACGCAAGCGCCTCCTGCACGATACCGCGCGGTTCCGTGGCCGTGGATACATGGTTTGCCCTGATAAGTGCCGGATAGGCCGGTTCCTTTCTTCCCCTGTGCCATCAGACGCGAGTTGTCAGCCAATCATCCTCGGGGGGTTCTGTCGGCCCGGTCTCAATGCCGTTGACGGTACGCGCCTGGCCCATGAAGCCAGCATACATCGTCTCCGCAGCACGGAGTTTGTCCTGCGCCTGGGTAAGCTCTTCGCAGGTTTCCATCGCAATGCGGGCCGCCAGTCCCTCGCAGAACATAGGATCGAACTTCGACACCTGTGTCATGTCCGCGCCAAACCGTAGAATGATTGGCCAGGCGGTTTGCGAAGTCAGAAACTCCCCCTCCAGGTTCCAATCGTTGTACGGGGCACCACCGGGCGCACCGAGGAAGGATACGCTTCCCTGCTTAGGGTCGTTCGACGCCTGCCGCAGGAACCCGTTCGGGAGCTTGAAGATATTGCGGGTGAACGTCTGACTGGCCGGGCCGGAGCCAAGCGGATAGACGATATTCATGGCCCCGACCATGCAGTACTGGAGCGTCCATGGAATGGCGCTGATACCCGAAGTAAAGTTGGTCGTCCACGGCCAGAGATTGCCGGTCGGCTGCCAGTTCGTGCCGTTGTCGCCAATCGGGTTATGATTGGTATTGCTGTTGGTCATGGAGATGTAAAGATTGCCGTCCGATGCCCCGACAATCGTTGAAATCGCGTAGGTGGTTCCGCTGTCCCACGCGCCGTAAGTGCCTGGAGTGTTGTTCAGGTTATTGTCGATTAGGGAGATGTAGAAGAAGCTGTCTCCGGGGTTCTGCGTAACCTGCCCCTTGGCATAGGTAGTCGTGGCCGCCCAAGTGTCTGTGCCACTCACCGGGTCGGTAGAGTTCTGTTCACTCAGGGACGAATAGACCTGGATTTTGCCAGCGCCCAGCGTCTCGTAGACAAGCTCGCCCGTGTAATAGGCAGGACTGCCGATAGAGTTTGGAATGGGCGTGAACACGTCCGCCGTCAGCGGACCATAGTAGATGTCCCATGACGGGTCGGTGCCAGGGGCGAGGTTAAGGTTGAACGGCTTGGCGGAAACCCACAGAACGCCGTTAAGAGAAGGGTCCGCGACGATTGCCCCCGGTTGGTAAGCAATCGTCGCGCTCCAGGGCAGGAACGTCACGCGGAGAGTGGTAGTGTCTACGGGCCGAAGCGCTACCTCCCTGATAGAGAACCGCCACACGTTGCGACGTAGTTCAGCCTGGCGAAGCTTGTCATAGACGAAGGAAATGGCAGAAGCGTTCTTGCTGTTGTCCGAGAACGACGTAATGCGGGTCGCGCCAAGGTGTTGGAGCGCCCTGTTCCCGATGTCAACATTGGTGAAGTATTCGTTTGCCATCGAAGTTCCTTCGTCAAATATGGCCGGGTCGAATATGTTGGGGTCGAAGATACCGGACATTCATTTAAGGTAGCGCCAAAATTGTGATTACGCCAGTGGACGCCAGGGACTTCAGCTTGTTATCGACTATGTCCACGTAGATTATCATGCCGGTAAGAGGCGTAGCGGGAGCGACTATCGGCTGGAGAGCTACGAAGCCTAGCCCTCCCGAAACCGCCGCAGCAATGGCCGCTGCTGTCGCCGTCGAGACCGGCTTATTGATGTCTGACGTATTGTTGACATTGCCCAGCCCAACATCCGAGGGACCAAGGTTGAAAGCATGGGGCTGGTTCCAGACGTTAGCGCTTACGTCTTTCGTCGGATTGTCAGGAAGAAGCGTTACATGCTCATGCGTAATAGTGCCCACAACATCGTCCCTTCCTTACGAGACGAGACCCGCGTTTCGGGCGAACGCCAAGACGGCGGCGAGCAAACCATTAAGCTTTGAGGCAGACGTGCCGACATTGGTAGACGTATAAACGACAGTCATGTCGCTTGTGGAGGGAGGGACGACTGCGTTGGCCGCCGTAAGTGCCGCCGCCGTATCCGCCTTCGTCACTACCGCCTGTGCAACCGCTGTCGTGGTATTGGTCTGTGCGGTGGTCGTGTCCGTCTTGGCCAAGTTGACCTGAGTAACCAGCGTGTTCCAATCCGCGAGGAACGCAGACGCGTTGGTAGCATTCAGTGTAAAGCCAGAGGACGAAGTACCGCTCCACATGTGGGACGTACCGACATAGGACGGTCCCCCCGCGCCCCCAGCGGTGATCTGGTTCGACATAAGGTCTATATCGACATAGATCAAAGCGAAGTCCGTCAGAGCAGTCGCGACACTGGTGTTCGCAGTGATAATCTCAGTTTGCAAAGTGCCCATGGCCGTGTCCGCCGTCGAAGCAGCGGTTTGGCTCGTCGTAATCTGAGAACTCAGATTGAACGTCGAAATCGGCAAAATGCCGACTGTATCCGGCGAGCCGATATTCGCGGATAGGGCCGTGGTCGTCATGACGCGACCTACGGATTAATGGGCGGAATTACGTTTGCAGTCCCGGTCGAAGCCGTGCCAACACCTTCGCCCTGGATCAGAAGCATGATCTGCTGAAGGCAGAGAAGAAGCTGCATCTTATTCACAACGCCTTGGTTGGCATTGTTGACCTGCACGTATACGTCCGCAGTAGGAGCACCGCCGCCCGCCTGGACCGTAACGGCCTGCGGGTTGAGCGGAGCCAAGCCCGCGTTAACGGAATAGAAATACTGCGTCATTTACTGGCTCCCGAACGGAATGGCCCCCGACGTGGACGAACGGACGAAGTTCGCCATCGCCGCGAGATGATTTGCGACCGTTGACTTGGACATGCCAGCGATAACCTGCTGCGAGCCAAGCGTCACAATAATGTCTCCACCCGGAGCCGAAGTCGATAGCACAACATTAGTACCGTTGGCCACGCTGCCGGACTGACCGTGGTTGATAACGAGGTAGTAGGTCGTCACGGGCTCACCTTAAAAAGGTGTTCCCGCGACCGGGGAAATCCAGGCTTGTCGAAGGGAGGGCAACTTCAAGCGGGATTTCATCAACACAGTCGCGGGAACAAGGTTAGATTACGAAGTCGATTTCCGTGCCAATCGTGCCGGTAGCATTGGTCGTGGCAGTATGAGCCGTCACGATCAGCAGGTCAAACCAGCCGCCCGGCGAGCAAATCTGGCCGGAGCCGCCCTGCTGGGCAAAGCCGCCACCCGCGGTCTGCACCGCAGCGGTAGCCGCACCCGAGCCGCCCATGGCCGCCCAAGCAGGCAGGAGGCCGAGAGCCGGGGTCCACAGGTTCTTGTAGGTGACTTCGGTGAACTGCACCGCACCCGAAGCCGCCACGGTCAGCGCCGCGCCGAACATCTTGTTCGGGCTGGAATAGCTGGTCAGGGTCGTGATAGCGCCGGTAAGGCCCGACTGCGGGATTTGGCTCTGGAGAGCCGGAGCAGTCTCGTCATACAGGCTGTCCGAGAAGGACAGGTTCACGTCCAGCGTGATCGTCTGAGCGGACGAACTGTCAAGGCCAGTCGTGTACATCCATACACGCTTGATCTTGGCTTCGACCGGGATGCGGCACTGGCGGCTAGAGTTCTTGGTAGCCGAACCGAAGTTGGTCGTGTGGTTGACCGTATCGGTTTGGATGAACTCGTTGCCAACGGCACCTTCGCCCTGCGACTGGATGACGATGGGCTGCGCATCCAGGTTCGTGATGTTGACGCTATCGAGGTTTTCAGCAGTCATGGTCCATGCTCCTTACGGGGTGATGTCTGAGCCAGAGCTATCGGAGGCCAGGATCGAAATGACCTTGCCTTCCTGTAGCCGGGTCGAACCAAACATCGCGTTCGTGTAAACGTCCCACGGTTCGCTGGACAGTTCGTTGCGGATGGAAATGCGGTTCGTCAGGTCCTTCCAGATACCGAGATAGACACCCGACTTCACGAAGGCCAGGCAACCGCGCTGGTTGGTAGCGCCCTGGGCCGGGTTCAGGCGTTCGCTGAGAACCACGTTGTAACCAAGGAACTTGGTGATCTTGCCGTCCGTCAGAACCGGGCGGTCATTGAACTCGGTCGAGACAACCTGAACCTGGTTCAGGAGGTCGGCTTCCTGCTGGCTGCCGATGACCAGGCACAGGCTGTCGCCGTCCAGGTCGTTATGATAGTGACGCAGGATGCGCTTGGCTTCGATGAGCTTGGCGACCGAAAGGCCGGTAGCCGTTGCGCCAGCGCCGAAGGTAACGGCGACCTGGAAGTTCGACGTATTGAACGTGACGCT